ATATGCATTTGAAGCACCTGAAGATTCATAGAATCTTGTAGCACTTGAATCATATTCAAATCCAACACGTGCTGACCAACGTTCTGTTTTAGCAGAAGCGTTAGCTTTTAACATATCAAGGATTTCTAGATCGATTTCCATTGAAACGTACTCACTAAGTAGTGAAGTAAGTTCTGCTTCAGCATCAACTGAATGATAAGCGTTAAGGTCTTGAGCTAACTCAGGAGTCCATACAGCTTTCAATTTACGTGTTTTTGCGACTATTGGAATAGAACGCATTTGAATGTCGATTTCAGGTATGTCAATATCTGATTCAGCGTTAGCGTCAACTTGTGTCTTTGTTGCTTCAAAGTCACCACGAGTAACGTCTGTAGGCTGTTTATGATAATTGACTACAGCACCAACTGAATTAACTACGTCACCAGTAATTGAATTTCTAACAATAAATGAAATTTCAGTTTCTGCTGCGTTTAATGATGTGTATGCTGGGAAGTATTCATCAAATCCAGAACCACTAACTTCAAAAGCACGAATGCCTTCTAAATCAGGATTTGTCATAGATGAAACTGCGACAGTAAGTTTTGAAAGACCGTTATCAGTTCTATTTCCAGTTGCTACTGAAGCTGATAGGTCTGGTTCAAAATCAATATCGTCAAGTGTTACTGAACCTGTTTGGTAGGTTGTTGAACCTGCCGCAACGTTCGCTGACGATGTTGTTAATGTAGCTGTTGAAAAGTCATTAGAAGAGTAAGCAAATTTACCTGCTCCATAAAGACCGTCTGTTGGGTCACCTGAACCCGATGTTTTACCAAATACTTCTGTACCTGATGTGAATCCAGCCTGTGCAGTTCCATACTTGAAATCAAGATAGAAAATAAGACCAGATGGTAAATTCATAGGTTGAACAGAAACGAATTCTTGTGCTGATAGTTCACCAAAGATTTTTCTAACCAATGGTAGAGCTACACCACTCCACTCTTCAGAATTGCTAGCTGTACCTGTATGACTAGATTCATCAATTAATTGACGAGCCTGGTTTTCAAGTAGAACTGCCATTCCGTGTACTCTCTGTTCTTCCTGGATTCCTTCCAACAAACCTGTTGGCTCCCACTTCTTTACCAATCCGCGGGTTTCCTCCATACGTTGACGATGTGGATTATATCCGTCCATCAACTTTTCGATTGTACCGATATTTTTAGACATTATATTTCTCCAATATAAATGTTATGAAATTAAATAATTCCAGCTAACTTCTTAAAACGGTCTCTCAATTCTGAACCTTCAGCAATTACTTCTTGTTCTTGCTTTTCAGATTTAGTTGAGGCTACTGCTTTAGATGCTGTACCTTTTGATTCTTTAATTTCGGTTTTAGTTGTTTTTGTTCCAAAAGACTCAGCTAAAGTGGAATATACCAATTTAACTTCACGTAAGTTATGTGCTCTATCAAAGTTTTCCACAACTTTCATTTTCTGGTCATTGGTTAATCCATATGAACGGAAAAGTTTGTTTGTGAATAGTAACTTTGCATTAAGCAAGTTAACTTCGTTTAATTTAGAACGTAAGTATTTAACGACATTGCGATGCTCGTCAAGGTCTGATTTGAGTTCTGCGACTTCATTCTTTTCGTCTTCATCATCTTCTTCTTCAGAAAGAGCTGCGATGACTTCTTCAAGGTCGATGTCTTCTTCGACACCTTCATCTTTTTTGTCATCTTCATCTTCTTCTTCAGTAATTTCTACTGATTCGTTATGTTTTGCTTTTCCTGGAGTTCCGATACCAGAAGATTTGTCTGCTGTGCCTTTTTTGTTATCAGAAGAACCGATTCCTGTTGTAGCGTCAACTTCTTCGTCAACTTCTTCAACATCTTCGTCTACTTCTTCAACAGATTCTTTAGGTTCATCATCTTCATCATCACCCTCTTCTTCTTCAAGTTCACGTAGAACAGCTTCAAGGTCAAGGTCTTCAGATTCATCCATTTCGTCTTCATCTTTTTCCTCATCCATTTTCTCTTCTTCGTCTTCTTCTTCAGCAACGACTGGTGCATATTTAACACCATCGATTTCGATTACGTTTTCTTCAACATCATCATCTTCATCTTCGTGTGCACCTTCTGAAGCGTCATCAGTTGGGTCTTCATCGTCTTCGTGATACCCTTCTTCTTTTTCTTCTTCATCATCGTGCATAGCTTCTGAAGCGTCATCAGTTGGGTCTTCATCATCTTCGTGGTAGCCTTCTTCTTTTTCTTCATCGTCTTCGTGTTCACCTTCTTCAACTTCAACTTCTGATTGAATTTTTTTAGAAAGCATAGACTGTAGACGTGGAGTAAAAGCTTCTTCCAATGCTATTTTAGCATTTTCCAGAGCTGTTTCACGAACTGCTTTTGCATCTGCAATGGCTTCTTTTAAAAGATCATCCATTACTTTTCTCCTATGATTAAATCAATAATCATTAGTTTGGAATTAATATAGTTATTGGGAACTATAATGAGATTTCATTTTGATTACACTACAAGATGGCAAAAACGCCGTAGTGTATTTTTTATATATATAAATATATAAAATTTAAAAAAATAACTTAATTATTTCTATCTTTTTTATATCTTAGACGTGCTTTAGCTTTTTTCTCTTTTTTAATAACTGATGGTTTTGTATAGAACTCTCGTTCCCTTAACTCCACCATCAATTTAGATTCTTTTACTTTTTTCTTTAAGATACTTAAAGCTTTGTCTATAGATTGACCTTTACGAACTTTTACGTAAATCAAATGGCCTCCTAATCTGTTTCGTTTTCTGCTTCGTAGTTTTTATCCACGTAATTAAAAAACTCTTTTTTCTTATCATCATCTAATTCGTCTGGAGAACTGATTCCGAATTTTTTCATTGCTGATTGGAAAAAAGCTTCATAATCACCTTCTTTGATTTCAACCTCTTTCTTTTTAGTCATATCATCATCTACATCGTGTCCGTCTACGTGTCCTTCACCTATTTCATAATATCTACCAAGAATGTTACCCATATCTTCATATAAGGCTCCCATTCTTTCTTGCAAGGTTTTAGCTTCATTGGCTATCTTACCAAATTGATTAGAAAGACCTGTTAGTTCTTTCATATTACGATTAACTGTAATCTTATCAAACCAGTCTTCAGTTTCACTTAATGTATGTGATTTTGCTTGACTAGCAATCCAACTTAGTTTTTCAGCTACTTTTGTAATATTAGATTCACCAAAAATAGATTCACCCAATTTATTGTAGCTTGAGATTTCATTAGTTAATCCCTTAATGTCAACCTTTTCTTCTTCAACTTCACCATACTTTTCTTTTACAATATTAGATAAACTAATATTATTATGAAATGGTTTTGCAGTAACTACTCCACCAAGTGTATTACTAAAGTTTTCTTTAAGTAGGTCTTTTAATTTTATTTTAGACATAGTATGTCCTTTATTTTATTACCTAGTTAAATATTATGGAAGGTCACCAAACGCTGAATCATCATCAGCCACTGCCCAACCACTAACAAGATAGTTTGTAGTGCTTGTTGCCGTGAAAGTAAGATTAAAGTTGTGTGGGCCTGTTAACGCCAATTTATCATCATCACCGCCGGGATAAACCACCGATACCTGACCTGCTCCAGCTTCGTCTTCATCTAAATCTAAAACACCACCTGTAAAGGTAAGTCCATTTGCTGTAGGTGCTCTAAATGTTAAATTTTTACCATTATCTGTTACATTAGCGGACACTATATTATATGTTACACCAGCTTGTGATGCTACAGGTATAATAATACTAGCTGTTCCACCCATTGCAGATAACATAAGAGTTCTACCTGAGTGATCTGCCTCTGTTAATGAACCAGAGTTTGTTGATGTGAATACTGCAGATGAAGAGATTTCAACTGGTGCTGTTTTATCATTTAATGTACCAGTTACTATATTGTTATCTGAAAGTACTACAGCACTGTTTACGAGAACATCTAAATCTCTTGAGTGAGTTCTCCTTAGTCCTGTTAATATTTCTGCTTTATTTGCCATTTTTGTTCTCCTAACAAAATTGTATATTTATTTTAAAATTTTATTAACCAATTAAAGTTTATAAATCACCAAATGCTGCAACTGTATCACTTACTTGCCAACCAGTAACAAGGTAATTTGTAGTGCTTGTCGCTATAAATTTAATGTTAAAGTTGTGTGGGTCGGTTAGTACAAGTTTATCGTCATCACCACCAGGGTAAACTACAGCTGTTTGTGCTGCTCCAGCAAGGTTTTCATCTAAACTTACAATACCACCTGTGAAAGTAATTCCATCAGCTGATGGCCCTCTTATTACTAAGTCTTCGGCCACATCTGCTATATTTGAAGATACTAAATTAAATGTTACACCAGCTTGTGATGGTGCGGGTATTGTCATAACAACCTCGCCCGTTCCAAAATCAGGTGCAGCTAAAACTCTACCTGAGTGGTCTGCTTCTGTTAATGAACCCGAGTTAGTTGATGAGAATACTGCAGAAGATGAAACATTAACTGGTGCTGTTTTATTATTTAAAGTACCAGTTACTATACTAGTATCAGCTACATTTGCGACACTATCTACAAGAACATTTAAAGCTCTAGTATTCTTGCCTCCTTGAGTTCTAGTTAACCCCTTTTTAATGTCTGCTCTATTCTGATTTGCCATTCTTGTTCTCCTAACAAAATTGATTTGCTTTTAATTCAAATTTTTTATATAAAATATTTTCTATACTTATAAATATAAACTATCTTAATTTTCCTCTTTTTGAATATCTTCTGAATCCACTTCTTACTTTATTCCAAAGTACTCTTAAAAAATCTCTTTCACCTGTATGAGTATCCCTAACTGGCCCACTCATAATTGCTCTTTGAATATCAAAAGCATCGTATTTTTTTCCCTTCACACCATCCATCATTGTTTTAATAGATTGTTGTGATGCTTTTCCTAAAATCTTTGACATTTTAACAATGTCTTTTTCAACCATTTTTTGTGCTTCTGGTGAACTAAATGGCATTTGTGATGGTGAAGTAATCGGTGCTTCATCAATCTCAATCATCAATTGTTTGTATATTGATTTTTCACTCACTTTAATGCCTTCATTACATCATCAGGATTACTTACCATTCCCTTAACAAGTTTAGCTAAATTTTTATCTGCTAAATCACGAACTTTTTTTAACGCTGGTGGATAGTTTAAATTTAATTCTAATTTGTAAATATGTTTGTAAGTTGCTGACATTTGTTTGTGTGGTAATCTGTCTGCAACTTCTATTCTTGCTATCGTTGAGTCGTGTTTCTTTTTAGCAAGATTTTTTATCATATCTAAATTACCTTGAAATTCTCTTTTTTCGTTTAACATATCTTTTAATTTTATCATCTTACTACCCTTAATAATTTTTTAACCATATTTGGATCATCTTGATTTATAAAATCTTCCTCTTGTGGGTCTTTTACAATCTTCTTTATCTTCATTTTATCTGAAGATGATAACTTCATTGGTTTTTGTTTTTCTAAAGTATTATTTGAACCAACCTCGTGAGCACTCATTGTTTTTAAATTGAAAGATACCGTCTTCCATTTACCCATACTCTTTTCTACAGCAATCTCTACACCCTTTTTGTAATAATCTTGAAAGACATCACCTGGTTTTATCATTTCATTTAATATGTCTGTTAACTTAATCATACTGGTAACTTTAAGTTTATCCTTGACCACAATCTTTTAATAACTAAGATTAATTTTTTTGCAGGAAATTTATTCATTCTCTCTTTATCTTTATCTGAAACTGCATTAAAAAGTTTCATTAAGAGATTTGCAGACTGTCCATCAATCAAAACTCCACTCAATTTAGCAGCTTGTTTATCTTTTACAATCTTTTGTATCTTAGCCATATTACCAGCTGGTTCTACGGCTTCATTTATGGATTCTTTTATATCTGAAGTACCTGTTAATGTATATCCTAATTGTTCACCGTTTGCTTTTCTTGCTTTTTCAAATT